AAAACTACGCCAAACGATGCGCCATTAAGGACGATGAGGACTTGGACGCATACTTCAAGGACTTGAAGCAGGAGTTCGCAAATGACGGCTTCAAAGGCGTAACCCCTCCCGAATCAGCGGAAGCGAAGATTGAGAAAGAATCTGAATCTATCGCCAAGATGATTGATGAGGGAACGAAAACTATTGTTGAACAAAACAAGAATTAATTATGTCAGCAGGATTTAAGTATGACTTGGTTCCGCCCGTTGAGCAAGAGGAACGCTACGATGTCCAGACCGGCATTCGTAGACGTGGTCCGTTCAAACTTGATACGCAGAACCTGGTAGTGGGAAGTTTTCTTCCCGGATTTACACCGATTTGTGCGGACTTGAAAAATAAGTTCGCATACACGGTAATCAATGTGAGAGTAGTAGAAGCATACACAACCGGTGACACGGCGTTATCTATCAAGGTAGAAAAGAACTCCCTTGCATACGTTGGCATGTTTCTCGGAAGCGGTACGAAAGGCGCGGAAGTTTCGGCTATCGACAAGACAAATGCAAATTATGATGTCTTGACAATCAAGGCTGCTTTTGGTGAGAATATCGCCAAAGATGCTGTATTATTCAATGCGGTTGCAGTTGATGGTTTAAAGCAAAAGTATGTGGCTAATTCGGCTCTGTTTAACCGTACAAAGGTTGAGGACGGAATCACATTGGTTTCATTGCTTCGTACAGCCGCAGAAATTGAACCCTCAAAATTGGTTATGCCGTTCTCCGAGAACGATAAAGCCAACATGAAGGGATGGTTTGAATTTAACGAGTAAGGAGGTAGGATATGTTTTTAACGATTCAAACATTATTCGATGATGCGAACATTGTTTCCGCTATCATCAGACGTGTGAACCAGACACGCAAGGACACAATCTATTGGCAGCAGTATCTTACTTTCCGCAGAGTGACTACTCGTGTGTTCAAGGATTATATCGGTTCTGTAACCGGAGTTATGGCCGGCTCCATCAATTCGCGTTTTGGAGAGAAACCCATCCGTGAACGTCGGAACATCGGTTCCGGATATGGTGAGATTGCCTATTTGGGTGATGCTTATCAGATGTCTATTGACCGTCTTTCTGAATTGCAGGATTTGATTGACAAGTTCAATGCCGCTAAGCCAGCCGACCAAAAGGCTGCAATGGAAGAGATTGTAAACTTCCTGGCAGACGACTACCGTCAGATTACCCTTGCCGCCCACAAGCGTATGGATATTATTATCGGTGCGCTGTTGATGCTTGGTGAAGCCACAGTTTACAACAAGGATGCCGCAATTACTTCCGGTCAGACCAATAATAAACTGCTGGAGATTGCCCTTCCGTTCAACTTTATTAAGCCGACAAGTGGCGATGTGGTTGTAGACGGAAAAAATATGTTTATCTCTTATTTGAGAGAGAAACTTCATTCCTTGGCTCCGGATTTTGGCGTTTATGCCAAGATGATAATGACCCGTGCATCTTTCAACAAGCTTATTCTTGGTTCATCTGAATTTGGTGAGCAGTACAAGATGATTCTCGGCAGCAACGAAATGAAGTTGAGTACGGGATTGGTTTCCTCTTCTTTGGCTTCCGAAGTGTTCACCGGCATCGGTCTGCCTCGCATCGAAATCAAGGAGGACTACGTGAAAGACCAGACGGGAAAGAATGTGCAGATTTACGCGGATAACCGTATTGCTCTGTTGCCTTCTGACAACATTGGTTATATGCGCCATCATACCCCGTATGAAGCGACAGACCCGGTACAAGGACGTACTTATATCCCGTCAGAGGGACAGATGCTTATCTCCAACTACCGTGACAAAAATGGTCGCTACATGGAATATACGGCAGAGTGGATTCCGCAGATTTCCAATCCGGATTTGATTACTAATTTCGATTTGAGCGAAATTGCATCCATCCAATCAGCATAAGGAGGTAGGATATGAAAATAAAGGTTATATCAGTTTTCCGCGACAAGTTCACCGGAAAGTATTATACTCCCGGTGAAGTGATTGAAGTCGGTGAGGAAGCCCGTGTGCTGGATATGGAAAGCCGCAGACTTGCTGAACGGATTGAGGCAAAAAATACCGAAGTGAAAGCCCCTGAAGAAAAGAAGGAGGTGAAAATCTCCCTTTTTGAAAAGGAGTTTGAGAAGAAGGCTTTGGTTGATGCTTTGAAGTCTATCGGTGCGCAGGCTACCGGCAATATGAAAGAGGAAACTCTTTTGGCTAAGGTTTCAGAACAGGATGAAGAATCAACTGCCAAACTGAAAGAAGCATTAGGTATCGAATAAACGGACAGGGTAGCTCATTCTACCCTTCCATTGTCTAATTTAATAAATCTATAAAGAAAATGAAGAATTTTATTTTTGCCCTGTGTGGCTTTTTGATGATGTCTTTGGTTTCGTTGAGTGTGCAGGCATCGAGTGTGGAATCTTCTAAGTGTGAGTATGTGACTCCATCGGTTGATGCCAATCTGCCGGACATTCAGTTTGTCGCTTTTGAAACGGTTCCGGCTGATTGTATTGTGCAGGCTACGCCACAGACTTTGTTCTTGTTTGCAAACGCTCCGGCTATGGTGTGCATGATGAAAAAAGAAGCGGCTGTCCGATGGAAACAGATTGATGTTCCTAAATGTCCGCTTCGATATATCTATAAATCGAAGTATTGCACGCATTACTCTTACACCGCATACAGCAAATTGATTACTCCCTGTTGAGATGACGGTAAACGACTACATATCACAGAAATATCAGACTTTCGGCATTCGGTTGTCGGAAGCCGACATTTTCGATATGTGTCTTGATGCGAAGGTAAGCGGAGAGGATGAGATGGACGAGGATTGCCGAGGTCGTGTATCTGTGGCGATTGCGAAGTTCATCCCCTCTCTATTGCTTCGTGCCACTTCAATCAGTGAAAGCGGTTTCTCGATGTCTTGGGACATTAAAGGCATCAAGGATTACTATTCATGGCTTTGTAAGCAATACGGACTTAAAGACGAGTTGAGCAACAAACCTAAATGCACTTTCTTATGATATTCGCTCCACACATATTGCAGGTTAAGGTTATTACCCCGATGGATAAGGATGAGTTCGGAAGACCCATTCCCGGTACAGGTGGTGAATACTGGCAGGAGGTATGTAAGTGCCGTTGTGATGACAACACGACCAAGGAGTTTTCATCCGAGAATGGCTCTGTGTATCGTCCTAATTACCATGTGGTGTGTGAGAAGAAAATCACTGTCAAGGCAGGCGATGAAGTACGTTGCATGGATGGTGATGGCGTAAGAGGTCAAGGCGAGGTTTATACGGTGAAAAGCACGAACTACTTTAACTACTCGGAATTATGGATTTAAAAGTTGATTTTGATTTTTCAGATTTCGAGCCATTCATGGAGGAAGGTGAAACCGAATTTCTTAAAGTTGTAGATAAAGTTGGTTATGAAGCTGATGAATACGATAAAGAACATGGAAGCTATACCGATAGAAGTGGTACTCTGCGTAAATCGAATAAACATACTGCATCAAAAGAAGGCTTGGAACTCTATAATGATGCTACCGCTCCTAATGGTTATCAGTACGCATCTAAGGTTGAAGGTCATGGATTTATGGTCAGGAGTGAAGGTGCTTTATTTGCTTATAAACGATTAAAGGAGGAATTTGAATAATGATAACACCGCAAACCATAGGGAATATACTCCATCGGGATTGCAAAGCTCTTGGTATAAACGAGATATACGTTGTCTTTGAAGGTGATGACGGTAAAAGTGAAGATTTTCCACATATAGACCCTGGAAAGGGATTGGAAAGGGAAATGATAATCATCCACGTGAAAAAGCAAATACCAAGTAAATACTGGAAGAATAGCTTTAATGAGGTGAATATATTCGTACCGCGCATTCAGGGTTATTCTAACCGTATAAGATTGGCAGAACTCGAAAGACAAGCCAACAAGCTGCTTGATGATGTAGTAAGCACCTATGACGGTACAACCTATCGTTATTCTATCGAATCAATTGGCACGGAAGCGGATACAGCTTTGAAGTGTCATTATGTGAATGTGAGAATTTTGTTTAATGTATTAAATGTAAAATGATATGATTACAGCAGTAGAAATTGACGAACTGTATTATGCAGAACCGATTAAAACGGTTACTACTCCAGCTGCCGGATTAACAGGCGCAGAAGTAGCCACCATCTTGAAAAACGCAGCAACGAAGCGGGTCAAGAATGTGCATGGTGACACGTATCAATACGAAGAAGCAGAGGCAAGTGTAACTCGTTACAAAAACGCTTTGACTGGTGAGTACTACCGGGAAACGTCTGAACCGGGTGAGGTGAAAATCAACTTCACCATTGGTGAGTATGATTATGCTACAAAGGCTGATTTACAAGGTGGTAAAGCCACAGAAAAGAATTGGGAAAGAGGCAAGTATAAGCCTATTCATAAATGTGTGATTGGTAAAACCAAAGACGGAGTTTATGTTGTGTTTCCGAAAGCGGCTATCAATGCCCGTGGCTCTAATACCGATAAGGCTGTCGGATTGGCTGTTTCGGCCGTTCCCCTTTCCACAGGTGTAGATGGATTGGCTTCCGAAAAGTGGTTTGACGAATCGGAAGTTGTAGTGCCGGAAGGTTGATAATTTTTCAGTAAAAGGATTGTTTTCAGATGGCGGTGGGTGGTTGCTCACCGCCTTTTTAATTTAATGTTATGAATAATCAAGCTGCAAAAACGGTTTCTGATGCCCTATTAGGGCTGGATTTTAAAAATGTAGGGATAGGTGGAATCGTTTATACCATCAAACCTCCTACAATTAAAATTATCTGTCGTGCCATTCATCATTTTTCCAATATCGCCCTGCGAGGAGATAATATCATGGAGGCTATTAAAGAGCTTCCTGAAGCTACTGAAGATATGCTGAAAGGTATTTCATGCTTCATCTGCGGGAATGATAGTTTGGTCAAAGAATTGGAGAACGGGACTTTTGAAGAAGTTAGGAATGCTTTGGAGGTGTGTTTCTCCATGATGGATATATCGGCTTTTCAGTGTGTCAGCTCGATGAGGAACGTGTCGATGCTGGCAGCAAGACCGAAACAGTAGGAAACACAACGTTCTTCGGGCAGATAGCCTATTTGATTGACACGCTGCATCTGAGTTATACAGAAGTGTTTGAGATTATCCCTTATAGGAATCTGTTGATGATGCAACGGGATAAATTACACGCAGTATATGGTGGTCAGAAGGTGAATAGAATCAGTGGTAAGGAATTGGCTAATCGTAGGAAAAAGAAATAGATATGGCGAAATTATATTTTAAGGTAGGTAGTGACTG